AAAAACGCAGTTACATTTTCCAAGGCTTTGTTCGTGAGAACCCAATTGGTGACGACAAGACCCCGGACAATCCTATTCGCCGATTCATCATTGGCCCTCAATTGTTCACACTAATCAAAGGTGCGTTGATGGATCCTGAACTGGAAGAATTGCCAACAGACGCCATGCGTGGTCTGGATTTCCGTATCACAAAAACACAAAAAGGCGGCTACGCTGACTACAACACTTCAAAGTGGGCACGTAAGGAATCTGCGCTGACAGAAACTGAACAAGCCGCAATTGAAGCACACGGCTTGTTTGACTTGAGCACATTCTTGCCTAAGCGTCCAACAGACGTGGAGTTAAAGGTAATCAAAGAGATGTTTGAAGCATCAGTAGATGGTCAGCCGTACGACACAGAGCGTTGGGGTCAATACTTCCGTCCAGCAGGTGTTAACGCACCAGCAGGTGGCAACAGTGGCGTTACTGAAGACGACATTGTGGCTGCAAGTGCACCAGTAGCTAAGGCTGCTCCGGCACCTGCTCCAGTAGCAAGTGCATCACCATTTGACGAAGAAGATGATGTGCCAGTGGCATCAGCACCAGTTGCTAAACCAGCGGCTACAGGGCAAAATGCACAAGACATTTTGGCTATGATTCGTGCTCGTCAAAACAAATAATTGACACTACACATCACGCAAGGGGAGACACCTCTTGCGTTTCTTTCTATACATAGGTGATATATGGGAAAACCATTTGACGTAAGCAAGTTCCGCAAGGAAATTACAAAAAGCATTGACGGCCTAAGCATTGGCTTCAATGATCCTACAGATTGGATCAGTACAGGCAACTATGCCTTGAACTATTTGATCTCTGGCGACTTCAACCGCGGTATTCCGCTGGGCAAAGTCACTGTGTTTGCTGGTGATTCAGGCGCAGGCAAATCATATATTTGTTCAGGCAATATTGTTAAACACGCACAAGAACAAGGTATCTTTGTGGTGTTGATCGACAGTGAGAACGCACTGGATGAAGACTGGCTCAAAGCATTAGGTGTTGACACTGGCCCAGACAAACTTCTTAAACTGAGTATGGCCATGATTGATGATGTGGCAAAAACAATCTCCACATTCATGAGCGACTACAAAGCACTACCAGACGGCGAACGTCCCAAGGTCATGTTTGTGATTGACTCATTGGGTATGCTGTTGACACCCACAGACGTTAATCAATTTGATGCAGGTGAAATGAAAGGTGACCTGGGTCGTAAACCCAAAGCACTCACAGCACTTGTTCGCAATTGTGTCAACATGTTTGGTAGCTACAATGTAGGCCTGGTTTGTACCAATCACACATATGCAAGCCAGGACATGTTTGATCCAGATGACAAGATCTCCGGCGGCCAGGGCTTTATCTACGCATCAAGCATTGTGGTTGCCATGAAGAAGATGAAACTCAAAGAAGATGAGGATGGCAACAAAGTATCCGAAGTCAACGGTATCCGTGCAGGCTGTAAAGTTATGAAAACACGCTATGCCAAACCCTTTGAAGGTGTGCAAGTTAAAATTCCGTACACAACAGGTATGAGCCCTTACTCAGGTCTTACTGACTTGATTGAGAAAAAAGGCCTGCTCAAGAAAGAAGGCAACAGTCTTGTGTTTACCACAAGTGCTGGAGAGATCATCAAGAAGTTCCGTAAAGGGTGGGAACGCAACGATGACTCGTGCCTGGATGTTGTGATGAAAGACTTTGGTAATCAGAAGGCAGAGGTAACTACAGTCGAGGAGGATGCAGAATGAGTGAAGTAGTAGCAAGCGAGATTTGGGGCGAACTCAAACGTTTTGTAAACACAGTGGATCGTGCAGAAGCTGCAGAAACTGTGGTTCAGATCTTGATGGACAATGATTCAGACGTAGAAGATATCCGTACAGCTTTCAAAGGCGATTCAGATATCAAACGTGCATTGACTGCATATCTTGACAACGACAAAGACTATGTTGAAGAAGAAGACGCAGAGGAAGATGAAGATTTTGACGACTTTAATGAGGATGACTGGGAAGATTAATGTCCAAGACATACTTTCCAATTCGTACTGCAACAAGTTGTCAATTAAAATGGAATTGGACTGCTCTGTATCTCAATGGCGGATTTTCTCGAACGTGTCATCGCACCGCTGAAACACCTCTGACTCCGGAAAATTTTAATAATTTTCATAATACTGAAGTTGTGTTAGATGATCGTACAAGAATGTTGCAAGGGTTGTGGCCCGAAACTAGTTGTTTGTATTGTAGAAATATTGAAGAGTCTGGCGGAGTAAGTGATCGGCTACGTCAAATTAACGCACCAGATTTATCGCCGCCAGAGCTTGTTGATGATGCTTCTGCAATTCAAGTTAGTCCTACAATACTAGAAGTATTTTTTAACAACACTTGCAATCTAGGATGTTTGTATTGTACTCCAGTATTAAGTTCGGTAATAAACGCAGAGAATCAAAAATTTGGTAGTTTTGAAAAAAACAATGTATCGTTAATATCAATTGACACACATTACAAAGACTTGTCGCCAAATTTTTGGTCTTGGTTTCCTACAGGATTTGTCAAACTCAAACGATTTGGAGTGTTAGGCGGTGAGCCGTTCTATCAAAAGGAGTTTGAAAAACTGCTAGATATGATAGAACAGCATCCTAACCCCAATTGCGAACTCAACATCATTACCAATCTCATGGTGTCAACGGATAGATTAAACATGTTTGTTGACAGACTCAAGCAATTGTTATTGACAAAAAAATTAAAAAGAGTGGACATTACCTGCAGTATAGATTGTTGGGGACCACAACAAGAATATGTAAGGTGGGGGCTTGATCTTGCTCAGTGGCAGAGCAACTTTGAAACACTAATCATGAACAAATGGCTCTACATCAGTATCAATCAGACTATCACTGCTCTCACCATCAAGACCATGCCTGAGTTGTTGATCAAATTAAAAAAGTGGAATACTATACGACCAGTGCATCATCACTTTAGTGGACCCGCACCAGGGCCAAGCTATTTCAATGCTGGTATATTAGGTGGCAATCAATTCAAACAAGACTTTGATCAAATATTGTCACTGATGCCACAAAGCACAGATGAGGACAAAATAACATATGACTATATGTTGGGCATAGCAAACAACATTATTGCCTCAGATATTGACCCACAAGAAATCTCTAAACTATTAACGTATCTTGATGAAAAAGATCGCAGGCGCAACACCAATTGGGAAGTGTTATTTCCTTGGCTAACTGAGTATAAAAAATATGTGGTATAGTAAAGTTACAGCAGACCTTGGTCTTCTTCCAGATTTTGTTGCATACTACGAACACGAACTGGATGCAGCCAAAAAAGACTGTCGCATTGGTGGTATAGTAGAAAAAAACATTACTGCACTACCAGGAATCACAGAACATCGTTTCAATCAACTGCAAGAAATTGAGGCAGTGCTTAACTTTCTCAACATACAATTACGCAAGATTCGACGCCGACATTTTCAAAAGTATCTCGAAGGATATGCAAGAGCGTTAACTAGTAGAGATGCTGAAAAATATGTAGACGGTGAGGACGAAGTTATTGATATGGAAACTCTCATTAATGAAGTTGCATTGCTTCGCAATAGGTGGCTGGGTATTATGAAAGGCCTGGATACCAAACAGTGGCAAATGGGTCATGTGGTCAGGCTAAGAACTGCAGGCATGGAAGACATACAGGTGTAAATATCTGTATGAAAATTGTACTTGTAACTGGCGGCTTTGACCCCATCCACTCTGGACACCTTGCCTACTTTCAGGCAGCAAAACAACTAGGAGATAAACTTATAGTTGGTCTCAACTCAGACGAATGGCTTACTCGTAAAAAAGGCAAGCCATTCATGCCCATGAGCGAAAGATTTGCATTGGTCAGTGCATTGAAGATTGTAGACGAAGTTGTTGTTTACAATGACAATGACGGGTCAAGTTGTGATGCTATCCAACTGTTAAAAACACATTATCCCAAAGATCAAATTGTGTTTGCCAACGGGGGTGATCGCACCAAGGACAATATTCCTGAAATGGTCATTGACGATGTGGAGTTTGTGTTTGGTGTTGGCGGCGAAAACAAAATGAATTCCAGTTCGTGGATACTGGAAGACTGGAAAAAACCCCGGACCACTCGTGCCTGGGGATTCTATCGTGTGTTACACGAAGTAGGTCCTAATACCAAACTCAAAGAACTCACAGTCGCCCCCAAGACCTGCTTGAGCATGCAACGACACGATCATCGTGCTGAGTTTTGGTTTGTAGCCGAAGGCAAAGCCGCTGTGTACACCCTAGACAATTCTAGTGATCACGATCTCGTTGGTCATTTTGGAGTACATGAGCATATCTGGATCAAACAGAATCAGTGGCACATGTTGTGTAACGAAACAGACCAGCCGCTTAAACTGATTGAAATTCAGTTTGGCGAGAACTGTGTGGAAGAAGACATCGAACGCCGATGAAAGCCATACCAGTTTATGTTGGGTACGACCCAAGAGAAGCTATTGCTTTTCACACCTGTGCCAACTCAATCATACGGCATGCATCAAAGCCAGTGGCTATTATTCCTGTGGCCTTAAACTTGTTTCGAGACTACGAAGAAACACACACAGATGGCAGCAATCATTTTATCTACACACGTTTTCTAGTACCACACCTGCAAGAATACACAGGCTGGGCCATTTTCATTGATGGCGATATGATTGTGCGTGATGATATCGTGAAGTTATGGGAACTGCAGAATCCGTATAACGATGTCATGGTGGTCAAACATGACTACAAAACCCGGATGCCTGTAAAATACCTAGGATCAAAAAATGAAGACTATCCTCGAAAAAATTGGAGTAGTGTTATTCTGTGGAATTGTAATTCTTTTCCTAACAGGCAACTTACTCCCCAGTTCGTCCAACACGCCACGGGCAGTGAGCTCCACCGCTTCTCGTGGTTAGAAGATTCTCGCATTGGAGAGCTACCACCAGAATGGAATTGGTTGCCTGATGAATATGGCGTTAATAAGGATGCCAAGTTACTGCATTATACTCTGGGCACACCTTGTTTCCAGGAGTTTGCCGACACACCACAAGGTGATGAATGGCACAGAGAGCGTATTCTAACTGAATACTGCTTGCAAAGGAACATATGACATTACCACTGGCAGTTGTTGAACGCTGTCCTATGGAGGAATACAAACTCCAGCACAACAATTTGGTTGATGCACTCAAGCACATTAATCGAGATGCGGTGGCCTTGTATCACGAACTACAAGATCTAAGAACTCAATTTCGTAAAACCGCCGACAAAGACGATAAACGTTTTGATAAGAATCTTGACGTAGTGATACGAGACAAAGAAGAACGACTGTTTAGACTGATCAAGTTCAACGATTATCCTGCCATGGTCATGGCATCATATCCTGATGCAAAATTTATCAATAGCTACGATTATAAACGTGCTCGAAAAACCATCACAGATGATATCATAATACGTGGCATCTCATCGGGCGATTATGCTAAACATGCATTAGAGACCAATCGTAATTTTTACTTTATCGAAACTGGATACCTAGGTAACTATCGTTGTGAAAACAACATGACAGGTAGAAAAATATATCACCGAATAGAAAAAAATTCCATGCAACAGAGTCGGATCATGGATGTGCCCGATGATCGGTGGCGTGACCTGTGTGCGTTTAATCCCAAGTTACGTTATCAAGGATGGAAAAAACCAGGCAGTAAAATATTGCTGATCATGAGCACCGAAAAACCATTTGAATACTATGGTACTACCAAGGATGAATGGGTCAATTCGACTATTGCTACTTTACGTCAGCACACTGATAGAGAGATTGTGATACGTGAGAAAGCCAGCCGTGGTGAGCGTACCAACGATACTATCTATGATGCATTAGACGAGGATATCTACGCTGTAGTAACCTACAACAGTATAGCTGCCGTTGAAGCAATTCAATATGGTATTCCTGCACTCTGTACAGCACCCACTGCGGCCAGTGCAGTGACCACTGCTGATTTCGCACAAATTGAAAACCCACCTAAGCTGAGCGAAGATATTATCTACAAATGGCTATCTAGTGTGGCTTATGGACAGTTTAGTTTAGATGAAATTTTAACAGGTCGTGCCTGGAGTTTGGTACAAGAGAATGATGCACGGTCAACCTTTAGTTATTAAAAGTTATCTAGGTAGCTTGCCCAAGCATATCAACGGCGAAGAAAAGATCAATGCCTTAACGTTCTTTGCCGAAGGTGCTGCTAAGTGTGGTGACCACGCTGTGACAACACAATCTCAAACCTACGAAACATGCGATGTTGGAGCAATCATCGGCAATGCATTTGATGCCAACCCGGGCAAAGTAAATCTTCCGCACTACAAGGTGCGTAAGATGGTCATGGAAACGCAGGCATCTCGCAATCGTTATTGGCTCAGCATCGACAGCAATGTGTTTATTTACAAGGACAAGCTGAATCCACATCGTTATCTACGGTATAGTTTCAATGGTGTGTTTCCTGCTACAGGAATTTATTGTAACAATACTCCTGGTATTGAAAATTGGAATAACATTCGTAGACATTACAACATGGACTTGAAGCCTTGGCGATCAACGGGAAGTCATATCTTGATCACGTTACAACGTCCCATGGGGTGGAGCATGCGTGGACAGAATCTAATGGCCTGGCTTGAGAATACGTTCGCTAACATACGTCGTTACTCAGACAGACCCATTATAATTAGATGGCATCCTGGTGATTGGAAAAACTACCCCAAATATGATGCTGTGCTTAAGAAGTATCGTGTAACTATCAGTCCACAAGAACGACACATCACACAGGATCTTGTGAATTGTTGGGCGTTGGTGTGTCACAATTCAACACCCAGTGCAGTGGCACCTATTGAAGGTGTTCCTGCGTTTATCACAGATGACCCTAGATACAGTCAAGGCGGAGACATTGCCAACACAGACTTTAGTAGATTGGAAAATCCACTCTTGCCTGATCGGGAGCAGTGGATTATGAAGCTAGCCCAGTGTCACTGGAGTTTTGAAGACCTGCGTTCAGGACGTTGCTGGGCTCACATGAGACAATGGGTTGTTTAGAAAATACCATTCGTTGTTTTTTAGTACCCCAGCGTCTAAGTGCCTTGCAATGAACAAAACCAAAATCTTCAAGCATTGAGGTATTTTGATATTTTATTCGAGTGTCAATTATTATTGTACTAACAGTGCCACTATTGTTTTCAAGAAACAGCTGATACTGTTCTAGTGGATAATGGAATCCCCATGAATTCAAACTGATTAATGTATCACATTCAATTATCAACGCAGGATCAGCTGGCAGGAACTCTACACTAACATTGTTAGATTTAAAAAAATCTTGCGCCACTTGATTGTCTGAATAAAATGCAATGTTGTCTCGGTAACCATAATGTTCTCCATCGACCACCCCATTGCCATCTAGTAATGTGATAGATATGTTTGGATTATAGATCTTGATTAAGTAGTCGATACCTCCAACCCCTGCGCCAACATCAACAATGTGTACTGAGTTAACAATGTAATTTTTAATATCTTTGTAATCTTGATTAACGTCTTGAATGTACGCATTAAATATTTCTTCGTTGGTTGTGCCAGCAATGTAAGGTCTTTGCAATTTAAGCAAGTGAATGTATTGTTCAGTTAAATTCATGTTTATAAATGTAATCGTGTTTTATACTATTAACAAGTTGGTATCCCCAACTCAATAATAATGTGTGTGCTTCTGCTCGTGATTCTTGTTCAACAACCAATACAGGATATGATTTCTTGATATAGTTTTCGCCGCCTTGTAATACGTACAGTTCAAATCCTTCTACATCAATCTTAACAAAATCTGCTGGTGGCAAATCTAGATCATCGAGACGTTGTACCAGTACTTCAAAATCACCGTTTGAGTTCACACGAGTCTTGCCGTAGTTGTCTGGAAATCGTTGCATCATCACTGTACCAGTTTCTGTACCCAATGCAGTCTGGAATATTTGAGTAGCTGGAGCATTCAGTTTCAAATAGTCGCAATGTAATTGCACAGGCTCTACCGCAAAATTACGTGCAAACTTTTGTTCTAGTGTATGACTCCACAGACCAAAATTAGCACCAATATCTACACTAACACCAAAGGTAGAAACATATCCTAATGCCAATCTACGTACAGGACCTTGATATTCTGCAGGCTCCCCTACTTTGGCATTGCGTTCAATAAACTTGCTAAAGTGTGATTCGTCGTCTGGCAACCAGTAGTTATGAAACTGTTTCATTGATATTTTGCCTGTTCACGCTTGAAAATTTCAAGTTCTTTGCGTTTGCCCTTGGCTGACCATATGGCACTTTCAGGGCGCATAGCCCAGTCAATATAGCTCATGGGCAACAGACCTTTTTTGTACTGCGGCACAATGGCATCCAGTATGAATTGATCCAAAAACCAGTACAGGTCATCTTGTGTGATACTGGTACGCAATTGTTGAGCATATTGTTGCAAGAAATCATTGCTACGACCTGTGCCTGTAAACAACATGGCACCTGCAAGGTGAGTACCGTCCTTGGGTTTTTCGTAAAGGTAAAAGTCCTGTTGCCCTAGTTGTGAATTAAAAGGGCCGCGTATCAGGCCATCAACATCGATTGCCAGGCATTGACTACCACGTGGCAATATTTCTGCCAACCTTACAAATCTTGCGCAGGCATAATATGTTTGTTGAACCAACTTGCGTAGTTCATATACTCCGTTGGTTTGTCCTTTTTTGTACATTTGCCTCTGTCGATCATTGGCAAACTCTCTGCGGCTTGCCCAATATTGAGTGATACGATCAAACTCTACAGAGTCGGTGTACTCATAGGTACAACTCACCCCTGGGCGATTGCAAAATTCAATTTGATCTGGTCGCGGATCGTATATGTGGATGTGGCATCCGTATTCGGGAGTGTTTTTCAAAATGCTATTGATTAGTGGTCGAGCATGCACATCAAAATACACAGTGTCTGCGGCTGCAAAAATAAAAAAACGATCTTGGGTTAACTTTCCGTTGAGTTGGGGGAATAACATAGTAAATATTTAGTGATCAGAAACATAGCCTATTATCCTTTGCACCGTGCTCTTAATGCTCAAGCACCAATGACTGCTATGTTGTCAGCACTGACTCAAGCCGGAATAACACCGCATGCTAACAGCATGGATTCTGATGCTGTGCTGATCTGGTCAGTGCTATGGTCTGGACGTATGGCAGCTAATCAAGCAGTGTACGAGCATTATAGATCCCTGGGACGCCCTGTCATTGTAGCTGACATAGGTGCTCTGCAACGTGGCACAACATGGAAGGTTGCAGTGAACAACATCAATGCACAGGGCTACTATGGACATTTGGATCGTTTGGATTGGGATCGTCCTAAAAAACTAGGCTTGAGTTTGAAAACTCCTGCAAAACCGAAACCACACATAGTCATTGCGTCCCAACATGCCAAAAGCGAGCAAACAGCCGGAGTAGATTTGAATCAATGGGTAAGAGAACAAATTCAATGCTTGAAGAATGTCACTGACAGACCCATACATGTGCGACCCCATCCAAGATGTCGTTTAGACGTTGCAGGACTAGGAGTCACAGTTGAACGCCCTGCAAAGATACCTGGCACCTATGACAGCTTTGATTTGGCACTGGATTGCCATGCTATTGTAAACTACAACTCTGGACCAGGTATACAAGCCGCCATAGCAGGAGTGCGACCTGTAGTTGACATGTCCAGTTTGGCCTATCCTGTAAGCGTTGGATTTGCTGACATAGAACAGCCGTACGTTACCAACAGAGATTTATGGCTTGCACAAATCAGTTACACAGAATACACACTAAATGAACTGGAACAAGGCCTATGGCTAAACAGAATACACTCAGCCTTGTAGATTGTGCGTGTGTGATACACGGCACTGGATATGATTGGATCTACGTAGAACGACTGTATAATATGCTAAGTCGTAATCTTCCCAACGGCATAAGGTTCCATGTGTACACCGAACATGACAGACCAGTGCCAGATCACATGATCAAACATGTGTTGACCAACTGGCCTGAAATATCTGGACCCAAACGATCATGGTGGTACAAACTACAACTGTTTAACTCTGAACATCATCAAGGCAACTTGTTGTATTTTGATCTTGACACTGTGATACTTCGTGACATCTCCTGGATCACACAACTGCCCACAGAATATCTCTGGGGTGTCAAAGATTTTAAGCACCTACAACGTCCAGGTTACTCAACATTAAACAGCAGTGTGATGTGGTGGAACGTTGAAAAGATGTCTTGGATATGGGATCAGTTTAACACCACCAATGTGGACACCACTTCAAGGCAGTACCCAGGCGATCAAGACTACATAAACGCCGTGCTTGGTCACAACAGAATTAGATATTTTGAAGACAGTCAAATGCAAAGTTGGCGTTGGCAATGTCTAGATGGTGGCTACAACTTTAACACTAGACGCCACAAAATTCCTGGTCAAGGCACACAAATTCCAGGTAGTACTTCAGTATTAGTTTTTCATGGCAAGCCAAAGCCACACGAAATTAACGACAAAGTAGTACAAGATCTTTGGCGCTAAAAAGGTTGACCAATAATTCCCATTTTGCTACAATAGAAGTATTGTAAGAAATAAGGAGTCCAAAATGGGTTACAAGGTTGTTGATACCACAGACATGATGCGTACCAAGTACGAGCCCCGTAAAGGCTTGGAAGGTCCGTTCAACTTCTCAGGCCAAGTGTTGTATTATGACAACAAAGAGGGCGCCTACTACGATCCCACTACAGATTTCTACGTTTCCAAAGAGGAAATGGACATTATTAACCAGCGTTTTTACGAAGTGCTTAAAAAATAAGCAGTTTTGTTGTAAAAAAGCCACATTTTACCATTTGACCAATAATTCCCAAACTGCTATAATACTTGTATAGTAATTAAAAAGGAGCCAGAGATGCAGATAGCCACAGCGATTGCCCAACTCAACAAAGAACAAGAGTTTTTGGGCATGGGATTTTTAGAACTCTTGCAAGACATTCAGCAGAATGGTGCAATGGTCTACAGCGAAAAAACCATGGCAGCTTTCAGGGTATTCATGGTGCAGGGTAGCAAGTTGTTTGCCCCGGTTGACCAATAATTCCCAAACTGCTATAATACTTGTATAGTAACTAAACGGAGCCACAATGCAAAACTGGACTGACAAAGTCATCCATTGGAATCAACTGCCCGGAACAGAAGTCAAACGTCTGTTAGCTACCTGGGGCAAGACTCCAGCAGAGATTGCCAAGTATGACAAGAAGCATGGATTTGCTAATGCCGCACCTAAGTCGGTAGCACCAATCCCTACGGCAGTGCCTGCCAAAGCAGAAAAGCCTGCTAAGACAGTGACAGCCAAACCAGCCGCTCGTCAAAAGCATACAGGTGCAGACGGTGAGATCAAGTTTGTAGCACACAGACATCTCTATGTGGGGTTCATGGGCGGCAAGGTTGTGGTAACCAAACGCACCGTAGATGCCTGCCGTGTGGTGTTGCTCGAACAGTTTGGAATTGAAGGTGTCAAGGTTGACGCTTAATTCGACTTCTGCTATAATTTAATTTTAACGCACAACAAGGAGCCAACCATGAGTGCCATTCGTATCATTAAGGGTGAGTATCGTAACAAGCCCGTCCGCA